ATATTTCTCAAGGCATTTGTACAACTTTGTTTTGACATTGTACAAAATGGAATGAGTATTCAAATCTCACAAGATTACTCATCGATGGTAAACTTCGCACGTTGTAAATGTTTAGGTGCAAATGTATTACGAGGTCCTAAGCAACTTCCTTGGGATGGAAAACTACAATATGATTATCAACTATGGATTGACTCGGATATTGTCTTTGATACTAACAAGTTTTGGCAACTTTGTGATATGGCACTCAATGCTGAAGGTAAGGAAAAAGAAATAGTCGGTGGTTGGTACGCCACAGAAGATGGACACACAACATCTGTCGCGCATTGGTTAGAAGAAGATGACTTCCGCAAGAATGGTGGAGTTATGAATCATGAAACTGTTGATAGTATCTCAAAGCGTCGTAAGCCCTTTACTGTTGACTATACAGGATTTGGTTGGGTACTGATTAAGAAAGGGGTATTTGAAAATCTTGAATACCCATGGTTCGCACCTAAGATGCAAGTATTTGAATCTGGTGCAGTTCAGGACATGTGTGGCGAGGATGTCTCATTCTGTCTTGATGCAATTGAAAAAGGATTCGATATTTGGTGCGATCCTCGCATTCGTGTCGGACATGAAAAGACTCGTATCATTTAATATAGGAGAAATATATGGCAGCAAATCGTAAATCACTGAGTGGTTCAGATAGTATTGAGTCTCATCCCAAGAATACTCGACAGGGTAATGGGAAACACACAAAGTATACTGCAACCAGCAGAAACAACGCACGAAAACCTCGTAGAGGACAGGGTAAATAATATTTCAGGGCATCTCGTTATGAGGTGCCTTTTTATTGCTTGTGTGACCTTATAGATACTTATGAGCGGCGCTCTCGTCTCTCGCAGGAAGTTTGAATTAAACCATAAAAACATGAAAGTCTAAAAATGTCTTACTTAAATCACAACATTCCAACAATTACTTGTTATATTCGTAATGAATTTCTTTATAATCATAAAAAAGGACATAGAGATGTAACTTTATGTGACTTACACTCCGTAGCATCCTTAGAGAAGCATGTACCCCTCTTTGAGGCGTTTCTAGAGAATGGGGTCAACTGGACTCGTAGACCAATTCATGCGTTCTGTTGGAAACCTGATGCTCCAGTTGCAGAATTAGAAGAGTGTATGTGGTGGGATTGCTTCTCACCTTATATTGATGTTCAGGTACGTTCAAGAATGGCCAATTTACGTGCTGAATTAGTCAACTATCGTGGAGAAAAAAATGAAGGAACTTACATGTTTACTCTTGATTGGTCATGGGAATCGAAATCAACTTTAAACACTAATTTTAGTGAGACACCAGAGCATAAGTGTGCTCATTTTTTCAAGATGGATAATGGAAACTTCTATGCATATCCAAATAATAAAATTTTATGGTATGATGATGCATGGACAAAGAATAGGATTACTCAAAATCCAGGTTATGAAATCGATATGACTGAATATTCTGTTGAAAATCTTCGTAAAATTGAAACATCAGATGATTTTATGTACGAAGTAACGAAAATTAGGGATAGCAACCCCGTAAAAAGTTCTGATTTAACTAATCAGGAGCAAAAACATGGGACAACCCTCGGATAGAGACAAGGATTACATGAAAGAAGTGTGGGGAACTACAAAATTAATCACAGATTACACGGTAAAACCACCAAAAATGCTTCGTGAGATTGCAAATGACGATTTGACACCAAAAAAACATGATTTTGTGACTCAAAACGAACTTCATGAGAAAATTCGTAATGATGATGACTATGATGATTGGGAATATGGAGCAGAACCATTATATGAGTCAAAAAACTATAATAAATAATATAGATTTAGAGTATTAAATGCCTTTAGAAAGGGTAAGTCAAGGTTTTAAAGATATTAGTATGACTTTTCAGAGTAATCCTTTGAATAGTGACTTGATTGCCCTTAAAAATGAAATCGCTATCGCACGTTCAATTCGAAATATTGTATTTACTGTACCAGGAGAGAAATTTTTCAACGAAAATTTTGGTTCTAATATAAGTAGATCTCTTTTTGAAAATATTGATGAAATTACAGCCTCTATAATTGTTGATGAAATTAGACAATCAATTCAAAATTTTGAATCAAGAGTTAATTTAATTGACTTACAGGCATTTCCTGATTTTGATAATAATTCTTTTGATATAAAAATAATTTATGAGATTGTGGGAGCAGATGTTCCACCGCAACAATTGGAGTTTGTTTTACAACCAACTAGGTAAAGATGCCATTAGTAAATTTTTCTAATCTGGATTTTGATCAGATTAAAACAACACTTAAAACTTATTTAAAATCAAATTCTAATTTTACTGATTATGATTTTGAAGGATCTAACCTATCTACGATTCTTGATGTTTTAGCATATAATACCTACATCACTTCATACAATGCAAATATGGTTGCAAATGAAGTATTCATTGATAGTGCAACTCTTAGAGAAAATGTAGTAGCACTTGCAAGAAATATTGGATATATTCCAAAATCACGAAAAGCAGCAAGAGCAACTGTTAGTTTTTTTATAGACACAACTAACATTACTCCAATTCCATCTTCTATAACTCTCAAAAAAGGTCCTATCGCATCAACATCCGGATCTTTTGGTTCTCAATCTTTTGTATATTCCATTTTAGAAGATATTACTGTTCCTATATTTGATGGAATAGCAAGTTTTGATAATTTGCCAATTTATGAAGGAACTCTTTTGACATCAAATTTCGTTTACAATACAAGAAATGTAAATCAAAGATTCATATTACCAAACACTGGAATTGACACTGAATTAATTTCAGTAAATGTAAAACCAAATGAGCAATCAACATCACAAGTTACATACATTATTCAAGATAGTTTATTTACAGTAAAACCAGATTCGAAAGTTTATTATTTACAAGAAATAGAAAATGAAAGATACGAACTTTTATTTGGTGATAATAAGTTTGGAAAGGCTTTAGAGGAAGGAAACTATATTACCGCAAATTATATTGTTTCAAATGGTGATAGTGCAAATGGTGTAAATCAATTTACATTCGCTGGTAGACTTACTTATACAAGAAACTCAGTAGAATATACAGTTACTTCTGGAATTTCTTTATTGACAACTGGGTTAATTTCTTCTGGTGGTGAACAGATAGAATCTGTAGAATCTGTTAAAAAATTTGCTCCAAGAATTTATGCATCTCAAAATAGAGCTTTAACTGCTGATGATTATGAATCTTTAATACCATCAAAGATATATCCAGAAACTGAATCAATTTCTGTTTTTGGTGGAGAAGAATTGATTCCACCACAATATGGAAAAGTTTTTATTAGCATTAAACCAAGATTTGGTGACTTTTTACCAAATCTGGTAAAAGAGAATATAAAACTAAGATTAAAAAAATATGCTGTGGCAGGAATAATACCTGAAATTTTAGACTTAAAATACATTTATCTAGAAATAAATTCAAAAGTATACTACAATTCAAATTTTGCACCATCTTCGGAGTATGTTTCTACAGTTGTTCAAACTAATACGACAAAATATTCCGAATCTTCAGAATTAAACAAATATGGTGCTAGATTTAAATATAGCAAATTTTTAAAAACTATTGATGAAAGTCACGAATCAATAACATCAAATATAACTACATTGCAAATGAGAAGAGACTTAAGAGTTGTATTGAATTCTTTTGCAGAATATCAAATAGGATTTGGTAATGAATTTCATATTAATAATATGAATGGATACAATATTAAGTCTAGCTCTTTCAGAATATCACAAATACAACAAAACGTATATCTTTCTGATGTACCTAATACAAACAGGACAGATGGATCTATATTTTTATTTACACTACCTTCTGCAAATTCAACAAACCCTACAATAGTAAGAAGAAACGTTGGTAATATAAATTATAAGAAAGGTATAATAACATTAAACCCTATTAATATTTTAGCAGGAAAAATAAAAGATGGGCAAACAATTATTGAAATTTCTGGAATTCCCCATTCAAATGATGTTGTTGGATTACAAGACTTATATTTGCAACTAGATATTAGTAGTAGTAATTTTGAAATGATTGTAGATAATATTTCTTCTGGACTTGATCCATCAGCATCAAATTATATCTCATCTTCTAGTTACGTAAATGGAAGTTTAGTTCGTTCAGGAGGTAATTTTAGTGAAATATCTCAAAATAATGTAAATACAACATCTAGAACTCTGCCAAGTTCTGCTGCTGGTGGAACTTCTTCATCTGGTTCATCATATAGTTCACCATCAAGTTCATCATCAAGTTCATCATATTAATAAAAAA